ACCCACCTCTCAACCCACCTCTCAACCCGGTCCCACCAGTATGCCAACTGTACTTTCCACTTGTTGGGTGTTCACACTTAACTTTAACGGGGAAATTCCTAATTTACCCTTTAATGAGCACGTGCAATACGCGTGCTGGCAACATGAGCGTGTAACACACGATCATCTACAGGGCTTCATCCAAATGAAAGCCCAAAAAACATTGGGCCAAATGAAACTGTTGATACCCACGGCCCATTTTGAGAAGATGCGAGCTTTATCTACAGATCAAGCTCGTAACTATGCAATGAAAGAAGACTCAAGAGTTGCAGGTCCCTGGGAGTATGGAGTATACATCAAGAAGGGATCACATAAGAGAAAACTCATGGAGAGATATGAAGAAGACCCAGAAGAAATGAAGATACAAGACCCATCACTATACAGACGTTGTTTATCAAGAAAGAAGACTGAAGAAGAAAGAGAAGCTGCTGAATGGAATTATGACTTACGTCCATGGCCATGGCAAGATCAAGTTCTACAAGAACTTGAACTTCCTCCTGATTATCGTAAGATAATCTGGGTATATGGACCTACTGGATCAGAAGGCAAATCTACCTTCGCCAAACATCTTTCATTGAAAGATGGATGGGGATATCTTCCTGGAGGGAAGACAGCTGATATGATGCATATCATTACTTTAGAACCTATGAATAACTGGGTTGTTGATGTACCCAGATGCAGTGCAGAATATGTTAATTATGGTGTGTTAGAACAGATTAAGAATCGTGTACTTGTTAACACTAAGTATGAACCTGTTGTAATTAGGGATGATAGACACCCAGTTCATCTAGTTGTATTTGCAAATTGTCTTCCAGATGTAACAAAAATAAGTGAAGACAGAATAAAAATCATCAAGTGTTAATAATACATTTGTTTTAGTTTACTCTACGAAGTCCCACATCGAGGATGTGGGAGTAAGGGGGTCGGGTTGAAAGCAATATAAGGTGAGAGGTGGTATAGTATT